GTTCTGGCGCCACTAAAGTCGTCGAAAGAGCGTTTGGTTTTGACCATTACGCGTCGACGGCTGCCGGTTGGTCTGGTGCTCCCATCTTTAATAAAGATGGTGAGGTCGTAGGTCTCCATACGGGATCTAGGATTGATAAACACACGAACGTTGTCGTCAATGAAGCAACTGCTATCGCTGACCTCATCGCTCGTTTGTTGAAACACACCAAACAATCTATTAAGGAATCATTCGAGGAATACGACGACAATGTTTGGACGGAGACGAGTTTCAACATCGGTTCGAAAGCTATACGCGGCAGAGACCGTGTCAAATTCAGAGATTCTGAATTTGCCATTGATTCTTTGAGCGTTGGTAAGATATCGGTTCTCCCTTGGGACAAAATCGATATTTTCGACGATGAAGAAATGGATTTCTCTGGTCCTCCATTTGACGACGATTTCTACGGTAAGGAGAATGCTAATGTTGATACGACGGATTTTTATCGCAGTCCAGGCGTGAGCGCCCTAGGACAGCGAAAGAGCTCTATGATCTCGGCAACTACCAGAAAGGAGTTGACCATGAGTGGATCACAGAGACGACAAACGGAATCTTACGATACTGCGGTACTGGAAACACTACGTTCACAGTTAGCAAGCCCCGTCCCGTCGACTTCATACACGACCATTTCCCCGAAACAGCACACCTCGACTGGCCCCAACGTAGTGAACAAGGACTTATTACCTCCTTGGCTTACCACGGAAGCATTCACAAAGTTGAGCGACTACAACCGAGTGATGAAATTCTACAGCGATCCGTCGATAAAGCTGTCCACGAGCTCGAAAAGGGCTTACAGAGACGTTTTAAAGACGAACTTGAAGAAGCATTACCCGGAGGAACTTCTTCGCTCGGCCTCCCTGGATGTTTTACAGGGTCTGATGGACCGAAAACCTTAGAGGAGTTTCATTTTGATATTCTTCTATCTACTCGTCTCCTACTCGAAGGTGTTTCTGAATTCCGTTTACTACCCGACCTCGTTTTGTCTATCGATGATTGTATCGACGATTCTGATCCCGATTCCACACCTGGTATTCCTTTGAACTATTATAGTTCAAAGAAATCAACCTGGTGTGAGGACCGTCGATCTTTGATATTGTTGGTGCTTGACCGTTTAGACAAAATGTTGAATTATGATTTTACTTCTACCACCGGCTCTCAGCTAATTGAGGCATTGGTTTGTGATCCCATTTACACCTTTATCAAAGATGAACCCCATAAACGAGAGAAACTTGATAAAGGACGTTTTAGGATTATATCCGGTGTCTCTTTGGTTGATAATTTAATCGAACGGCTTTTGTTCTCCAAACTCAATAAGTTGGAGATCGAAATGAATGGTTACATTCCGTACAAGCCTGGAATGGGTTTGCATGATGAGGGACAAGAATCTTTGTATTCTTGGTTCCTCGCCAGGCAAGCCGAATACAAGCTATGTTCTACGGATGTATCTGGTTGGGATTGGTCTGTTCCATTCTGGCTTCTTATGCTGGATTTGGCCTACCGTTCACGGTTTTGCTCCGAGAGCGTTCCTTGGCTCATATTGGCTAAAGTTCGTTTTCATTGTATGGCTTTGAAGGTCTTCCAATTACCCTCTGGGAAAATGTTTGAGCAGCTCCTCGCTTGCATTCTTCCTTCGGGTTCGTATCTTACTTCCTCCACTAACTCCCACATGCGACTTATGCTTTGCATCATCGTTCAACTCCTTCTTGGTGTTGATGAAGAATGTGAAGCAGAAGGTTGTCAAATGGGTGATGACGCGTTGGAAAGATACTTGGAAGGCATGATGGATGTTTACATCCAACTTGGCTTTACCGTGAAGGGTGTCGATGTGAAACCACCCGGAGAATTTTCTTTCTGTTCCACGCATTGGAAAGGACGTCCTCATGGCGAACCCGAATCTTGGGCTAAAACCCTGTTTCGTTTTCTCCATAAGAACGTTTCCGATCCTTTGTATGAGACATATAGATTGCAGTTCATCCGTGACATTCGACACCACCCCAACAAAGAAAATCTCATCACCCGAGTTGACGCTTTTAAAGCGGAATTCGGATGAGCCGTTTTCGATTTGTCTACGCAAAGACGTTAAACTATGTGGGGTCCTGGTCACACACCCTGAGTGTGACCCCTCGTAGAGAGTAGGAGTAACTCTTCTCCCCAGACAGTGTGTGTCTGGTCTCTTGTATGCAGACTGAAGTATACTAGTGAACAAAACACTACAAAATTGCGCTGTAGACCCCCTGAGATCCTTTGGATCTTTTGGTG